CCTAAATCGTTGTAGGCAACAAGGTCAGCAGAGGCTGAGGAGCCATCATTCAAGTTCTGGGCGTACAACTGGGCAAACGAATCCACGTTACCGTACAGCTCAGCAAGCACAGCAGAGAAGCTGGTGTAGCCTGTAACGCCCGAACCAACAACAGTCAGTGGGCCACCGTCGATCAAAGTGTTGCCAGAAGGTTCTTCGTAGATCGCACGCTCAGCTGGATATGTGACAAACACATCTTTTGCGCCCGCAGCAAAGTTAACCAACGCGCCAGCATTGCTGGACTCAAACACAGTCGTACGAGACAGAGTCGTGCCTGAAGCCGTGTATGTACCTACACCAACTTCCCATGCGTTATTCTCCGCATCAACGATTGCGTAGTAGGTCTGATTACCGTTACCGATAACGGAGAAAGCTTGATACCCCGCAGCTGCGCCAAGCAGCGTAGCCGTACCCGTGCCCACAACTGCGGTGGTCTCTTTAACCCGGTCTTTAAGTACGATAGCCATTTTGTTCCTTACGATTGTGTCTTAACGACGGACCACGTCGTTGTTTGCGCATCGCTGATATTTTGCCAGTTCGCGTTCTGACTGTCATTGATTACTTCCCAGAGCAATCGAGCCATGATTACGTCCACACCCAAAGCGCCTTCTGAGATAACCGCAATGTAGGTAGCATTAGCCAAGACAAGAGCCTCACCGGCGGCGGACGCCATCACGTCAGCGCTAAAGTCAGCCAAGGCGGCTGAGGAGTCCGTGCCGGTAGCCGTAGCCATGACTTGAACAGCGTGGTCTTGCAGCGCCGCAACAGCGGCAGTACCTGTGCTTGTGGCTGACACCGCAGCAATAAACCCTTGCAGCGCTGAAGGAAGGGCCGTACCCGTGGATGCCGCAACCACATCACATAGGTACAGCAGGCCCCCAATAATCTGGTCCGTGCCCGTAGCGCCCTCGTTGATTGGGGCATTGAATGTACTTGCGTCAACAACTACAGTGTCAACACCAAGCGGTGTTTCAATAATTGCGGCGTTAAGTTCAACAATGGTGTATCCATTATCAAGCCCAGATGCAAGTTCGATGATCGGAGCACTAAATACACTCGCCCCAACCGTTACAGGGGCTGTACCTGTAGAGGACTCCGTGATCGGTGCGCTAAACGTACTGGGGTTAACAGTAATCGCGTCCGTTGCAAGAAGTGCTTCTAAGATGTTAGGGGCGAAGATCGCGATTGCTGCTTCGGCCTCTGTCCCTGTAACTGCCTCGGCAATGTCCCGCCCGTAGCTATTCCCGCCGCCAAGAGCGGCGAACGGGGTTTGAGCTAAAGCGGAGTTGCCAAGCACCTGCTGCCCTATTAGGTTGCAGCCAGCTCGAATGTGTATGTCACGTTAAGTGTGTCGCCTGAAACAACCGAACGGTCGCCGGGGGCTTCAAACGTGGACGCTGAGAACAAAGTACCCGAAGTACCAGAAGCGACCGTGCACAGGAACGCGCCAGACACAACATAAGTGCCCAACATAGCAAAAGACACAGAGCCGCCAGCAGACACAGATGGGTCCGCAGAAGTAGCCGAACCAAAAGTAACGGCTTTACGGTTACCGCTGTAGCCAGTAGTAACAGGAACTTCGGTCCAAGCGTGTGATGCCAATGTGTCTGCGGCTGCAATTGTTGGGTTTGAACCAGAAATCAAGCCCAAATACCAAGCCTGTGTGTACCCAGAACCACGGAAAACCGTATCGTTCATGAAGGCCAAACCTTGGTTAACAACCAAGTTAGGCTCATTAAGTTCCCACTTGAGGTTACCGTTTTTGTCGAGGCATTGAACGGTGAAAACACCGCCGCCGTGAGTTTTTTCTTGCATGTTCCTTAAGAAATGCGGATGATCGCCGCTGTGTTGGTAACAGCGGGAAACTGCACCGTGAAAGTTGTGGTTGAGGTTTTGTCAGCACCGAAGTCCAGCACGCAGACTGTCGGGTTGCCACTGCCGGACTTATAGATCAACGCGCCGCGAGCGGTAAGCGCCGAAGTCCATGTGACATTCTGGAAAGACAAGTACGCTACAGCGTTGCCTGTCTGGTTGCCGATTGTCGGCACTTGTGTAACTGTCAGAGTCTCACCACCTGCGGTGTAGCCCGAAGCAACCACTTCGCCATCGGTTGTATATGCAGTTGTGTCTGGACCAATTGAAGCCGCGCCGGTGTACAGCGCGATCTTGAACGTAGTCGTACCAAAATCGAAGCTGCCGTCAAGCAGCCCGACCTTGAATGTGTTTGTTGCGCCTTGAGCGATTGCCATCAGGTCACCGCCTGTCTAAATTGGCCAGAACGATATGCGTCCTGACGCTCCATACCATCACCCAGACGCTTAGCAAGAGCCAATGCTTCGTTGTACTTAGTGTTGTACAAGGTAATCAAGTCGGTCTCACCCTTCATGAAGGTGTATGCCTCAACCAAAGAACCGTACAACAGCACGCTATCAAAGTTGTCGCCAAGCCACGTACGACCATCCGCTGCATCAACGATTGACTCGGGGTAGTAGTAATAATGGAGCTCAACGCTGTATGCTGCATCTGGAGTGGGGCCAAGAATCAATGCCAACTCGTCTGTAACAGAAGTGCCAGACACGGAAGGGCCAAACAAAGCGTAGTACTTTGGGATGGCTGTATCCGTCGGCTGTGGGTAAGCCTGACGGATGAAGTTCACATCTTTGTTCAACAAGTACTCGTACGCACCGGTTGTGTCAATGACCGCCAAAGAATAGGTGGCCAAGAAGTCGCCGGGGCATGTCAGGTACTTGTTGTTCGCGGCTGTTATGCCCGTGACGTTCTTACGCAAAGACGGAAACTGCACCGTGTTGTAGATGCGCTGCTCCGCCTGCTTGATGAAAGTGTTGATCTGCGTCTCAGTATCAACAGAGCTTCCGTCAGCAAGGTACGTATCGGGGAACGTGTTCTCCGTGTACGCCTGAATGTTTGCGTAGAGTTCGTCGTAGGTCATGTTAGGCCATTGGTCCGCGAGCCATCAGGCCCTTGGTTGCTGCACCGGTACCACGGATTTTAATGCCCGAAGTCTTTGTTGGTGGGTAGTCTTGGCTACGAGTGTTCGCCACAGACACGTTGGCCTTCTTCATTGTGGTCTTTGCAGGCTCTTCACCCACCACAACAGAAGCGACCTTCTTAGGAGTCTTGTATGTAGCCATGATTAGCCCTTACGTCCGGGGGACTTTTGGTTTGCCACTTTGGCCAAGTTACGGCCCATTTTCAACATGTCGGCGTTGGTTTTACCACCAGCACGCAACTTAGTCAGGGGTTGGCCGGGGTGCTTAGCCTTTTCGTGCTTAGCCACTGCGGACTTAATCATTTTCTTGTCCGCAGCCATTTCGGCTTTGTCGTGCTTTTCCATTTTTGCCATGATCGGCTCCTTACGTTGTGCTAATCGTTACTGTACCAATTTCCACGGTCAAAGCCAAGTTATTTGGCGTCAATCCGTCGTCTGCCAAGCTAGCTCCACCCACTGGATTCCAGCCCCATTGGATGTTGCGGCTACCTTCACCTTGGAACCCTTGCTCCAAAACGCTGGTGGTGTTGCCCGTCAGAATCTGCAAGCCTGTTGTACCCGACGCAATGTAGCTGCGATCGGGACGTGGGTTACGCAAACCTTGTGGGTCGTCAACCGGATACATACCCAGTTGAAGTTGTGGCTGATCGGGGTCCCAACACTCGGGACAAACCAAGAGCTCGTAGTTCTTGGTCTTGATGATCTCGCGCTTGAGCTGCTTTAACTTGAACCGCTGGTCGCAACGGTCGCATTGAGCAATCGCCCATTTACCGCTGGCGAACCGGTTAGCCATTACATTGCACCCCCGATGTACTGCTGTCTAGGCACGAAGCGAATCGCTGCCTTCTCGTGGTCTTCGTATGCGGCCAACTCCCATGCCTCGTCGTACTGCTGCTTCAACAGCATGATGCGCTCAGCGCCTTCTGGAATCTTGCCAGCGATGTAATACGCCAGACCAGCGGCCATGCAGGGAATGAAGCGGAAGGGCACGTCCATGACGTTCACACCACCGCCCGCATCTTGGGTGCGGCGAAGACGCCAGTAGACGAATTGGTAGGACTGAGCGCCGTCTGGAGTCGGCCACACAGTCACGGCTGGGAGGTTCTGCACGGAGACAGGAGCTGCGGCCAAGTGAGAAGCGGCGGTTGTGCCATTCTGCCCACGGAAACAGTAGATCAGGTCGTTGCCGCTGATCGAGGTGTAGTTGATGGTCTCGTTGCCAATCTTGATGAAACCAGCAGCGGGCAAGCCTTGGGTAGACGTCAGCGTAATCGTTGAGTCAGTAGCCGATATGCCACTCGCAAGAGTCGTGATTGCCGCCGCAGTCTGTCCGTCCAACCTCTGGACCCATACCTGAATTGGACGAGCCTGCTGAAGCTTGTTTGGGAGGGTCGCATAAGTAGAGACGCTGATACGTGTGATGGTCAAGTCGGCTTGGTTAGAAACCTGACCTGCCTGTGTACGGATGACGTGTTCGAGCAAATCAACAGTGTCGTTGGGCAGTGCGTATGTGCTCTGACCTTGAACCAAGTCAAT